TGAAATATTAATAAAAAAATGTTTCAATCATTTGAACGCATTTAAACGGTCACAATCGTTGTTACAACAAACAAATGACGAATATGCAAAATTGTTACATGAAAATTTAATGTACCGTGAACGTGATGCTCTTGAATTATCATTACGCACATTACAATCAAACATAAAAAATAATAAATAATGATTGACAAACGGAATCGAATGTGATTCCGTTTTTTCATGAATTTTTCAATAGCCACAATATTCGGGCAATTAAAAAGGTCGTCAATCAATTATCTCATATTCGCTACCTAATGTCAATAATAAATTTGAATATTAATATTCAATTATTTTTATCAAAAGTCTTGTGTTATTAGCATATCATTGATATAATATATTTAACGGTTAGGAAATAACCGATTACGAAATACGGAGGAATACAAAATGAAAAAATTACAAGATGCTATCGAGGTTGTACAATCAATGAAAGGTGAATTAATCGCTTTCGCACCTGAAGACCTCAAATATCCTGACGGTTACCTTTACACGGTGATTGCAAAATTTGCTGATAAAAATGAATACACGGTTTGGCTTTACAATTCCGAATTTAACGGAATGTATCAAGGATATTACACAAATTCATACGAAAATGCTTTAATTGAATTTAAACGCCGAATCGACAGATTCTAACAAAGCAACCCTTCGGGGTTGTTTTTTTGCATTTGTCAAGCTTTTTCTTATAGCCATAATACTCGGGCAATTTAAGTTGCTTGATAATTGTGAAAATTCGCAATTGATGAATTGCCAAAAGTCAAGCTATAGATTTCGACAAAATATGTCGAATTGTTTTTGTTGACATTGAGCCCGTAGCATGATATAATTAATTGATGGCTAGCCATATATACATAATATTATGAATCTTCGGGCAATTGTTCTTGCTGCCTAAAGAAGCGGAAAATGACCAACTCAAAATTGAGTTTGTTTTTAAAAATAGTTGTTGACGTATTTTCATAGGTATGATATATTTGTATTAACATAAGAAGGGGGAATTACCAAAATGAAAACTATTAAAGCGCCTGGAAGGAAAAACATTTACAAGAAGTCATTAGCTATCGAACTTATCAAGAGAGGTCACAATTTCCTATATAGTACTAGGAACCGAGCTAATGAGAAGTATCAAGTGTACGTATTTGAAGAAAGTGCTGAGTTTATAACGGACTTATTAGCAATCACTAAGCAACAACGCATACAGCAACAGTTGAATATGGTAGTATAGGGGTCTTGCTGAGGCAAGGTCCTTTTTTTATGGCATGGTAGTGGCTATAGTATAGCTGTAGTAGTGGCTATAGGTAGTACAGTGTAGTAGCAGTATAGTCTTATCCTAATTTAAGGCTAAAATTAAAATTGGACTCAAGCATACCAACGGTTTGCTAAGGGCTGCTTTATATAAGTAATAGTGAAATGAACTAAAAATATATAACTAAATAACGAACACAAACACGATACCCTGACGAACGCCAGTGACGGAAGGCAGCAACAGCTTGCCTGTTGCCAATCATTTAACTTATTATTAATTAAGCAATGTATATATAATTTATAGATTAAAACACAGACCACTTGATTAAAAATGTCAAGGGGTTTTTTGTTGTACCCCCCTGTCAAATAGAAAAAACATAGGGGAACGAGTAGACTGAAGGGAGGTTGCTTGGTGAAAATCTAAATTCCCTCAACTCAAAAAATCGGCAAAAAGGAGCAGAAAACATGAATAAATCAATGGAATATGCAACAAAAGTGCTGTCTGGTGAAATCGTAGCTCCAGAGCAAGTCAGAAAGCAATGTGAAAATTTCCTACATGAATACAATATTTTACAGCACACTGAAGAGCATAAATATATGTGGAATGTCAAGCTCGAGAAAAAGATTGACAAAATTATAAAAGCATTAAACTTCGCTCGAGGAGCAAAATCAGCACAGCCCATGTTCGATAACTTAGCTTTGTTTCAATGGTTCCTAATCCAGAATATATTCTGCTGGGTATACAAGGAGTTTCCAACCAAACGAAAGGTGAGGGAGGTTATATTTACCGTAGCAAGGAAAAACGCTAAGTCGGTGCTATCGTGTATCATTCATTTAATCGGATTCTTCCTTGATGAGGAAAATCAAACGCACTACATCGGTTCTAACACGAAGCAACAGGCGTCTATTATATTCGATGAGCTCGTGAGCATTATAAAGTCAAGCCCGCTCATGACTGAATTTTTCAAGATTCAAAAGACCTATGTTGAGTTCAAGCCAAAGAACTGTAAAATTGTAGCTTTATCAGGTGACGCTAGACGAGCTGATGGTACGATGGTATACATAGCTTCAGTCGATGAATTAGGAGCAAGCAATGAAATCTTTAAAATGGTATCATCACTCGAGACTGGCCAGTTCGGACCTCGTAACCCGCTCATAATTAAAATATCAACTAGCTATCCAATCGAAAATGGCTTTAACTACTGGAATGAAACAGTTGAGGAAGCACGTAGAAACACGTTTGCTGACGAGCCCAACCCACGTAAACTTGCTTTGATATTTACTATTGACAACCCTAAAGAAGTGCAAGCCAACGGTCAGGAGCGATGGGAAGACCCCGAAGTATGGCCTGAAGCAAACCCTTTAGTGGCAGAAGTACAGGACTTGGCAGACAAGCTGATAGAAGATTACAAGACCAAAAAGGAAATTCCTAAAGACTTTTTCTTGTTTAAAGTCAAGAACTTAAATCTATGGCTCGGAGCCAATGAAGATGATGGCAATTTCTTCGTTGACCAAAACACTTTACAAAAATACAAACATATGCCTAGTGAGGACTGGAGCTGGTGGGAAGGTAAGCAACAGGTCATAATAGGACTTGATTTGTCGCTGTCAAGAGATAATACTGCTGTTACTTTCATGTGGCGTGATAGTGCAGATGGCTTACATTATGTCAAGAACCTAGTATTCTACCCTAAAAATATGGAAGAATACAAGACGACTACGGAGCGAATACCCTATGCTAGATGGGCAAAACAAGGCTTTTGTCAAGCTGTGGGAGCCGATGTAATCGACTTTGACCAGGTGGCAGACGAGATACTTGACATAGTTAGGACGTATAAGCTCGGTGTTGCTTCGGTAGCATTTGACACTCAATACAGTTATACCTTAATTAAACGGTTAATTGACGAGCTACCGATGGATATTAACTACGAGAGCATAGAACAAAACAGTCGTCAACTAGGAAGTGCCATAAGCGTGCTTCAGCGTGTCATATATGAAGGTGGCTTTAGGTATGCACCGAACCCGCTCATGGAAAGCGCATTTATCAATGGCTTAATTGAGTTTAGGCAAGGTAAGCCGTATATCCAAAAGTCAAGCAAGGAGCGGAACAAGATAGACAACTTGTTTAGCACACTAAATGCCATGAAAATTTCTATGTATATGGAGCAGAATCACCTGTGGGAAGCTGACAGGAACCTTGTATTCGGGCTATAAATTTTTAGCCCGAGGATACTTACTTAGACTAGGAGGAGAATATATATGTATAGTAAGGGTGATATGTTATTAGACCATAGCTTAATTGACATCATAGGACTCAAGCATTTTTATGCTATCTACAAAAAGATTTACGTCCACGAGTGCAAAAAAGCAGGCTTATCACAAAATCAAACTTTAATCAAGCTTAATAACGAGTTGAAAGCTCAGAACCTCACACCAGTGACTTTGAGCTCAATTAAATACCTTTGGTAACGAAACCTTCCATTTCTGTTACGCTCTTTTCGATTAGTCTTGTCAATGTTCATGGTGCTGGATAATTCCAGCATCTCCTAATGTTGATAAGCATTATAATTGAATATTAATATTCAAAAAGGAGGCTGCTATGGGATTATTCGATGTTTTCCGTACAGAAAAACGTGCTATGTACAATGGCAACGGAACAATAACGACAACAACCAACATTGACCAGCCGTTCACTCTTGACAGCTTACTATCAACAGATGCTGTCACTGAAGATAAAGTTATGTCAATTCCTACCGCTAGAGCTTGCCTAGACTTGATTGCTGGGACTATTGCTCAAATGCCTGTTTACTTATATCAAGAAATGCCCGATGGCACCATTGAAAAAGTAGTTGACAAACGTGTTAGGTTATTAAATCACGAAGCTAATGACTACCTAAACGGATATAACTTGAAAAAGAACATGGTTAAAGACTATTTACTTCAAGGAGCTACATATGTAGCGAAAATTGAAGCTGGCAATACAATTCTTGAGCTTCACCCGCTATCAGCTAGGTCTGTAGTAGTACAGAAACGTATCCAGAATGGCTTCCGCACTGTCGGTGCTGATATTTTGGTGTCAACTAGCGAAACTGGTGCTACAAATAATGTAGGTAACAATGCTCCTGTCAAGTTTAAACCTTATGAGCTAATGATTGCTTTGCAAAACACTCAAGATGGCTTGACATCTTTAGGCTTACTCAAACAAGGCCAAGACGTCTTCAAACAAGCATTAAATGAGATGGAATACACGCAAAATCTATATGAGCGTGGCGCACTTCCGCTTGGCTTATTGAAAACTAGTGGACGTCTAAATGAAACACAAGCATCTAGCTTACGTGACTCGTGGGCTAAATTATATGGCGGTGTCAAGAACTCCGCTAAGACCGTAGTGCTTCAAGAAGGCATGGATTACCAACCGCTTTCAATGAATCCTGTGGAAATTCAAATGACCGAAACAAAGCTAGGCACAAATTCGGAAATTTGTAAACTATTCAACGTTCCTGAGTCCATGATTAGCACAGCTGCTAACAAATATGGCTCAATTGAACAAAATCAGTTGCATTTCTTAAAGCATACACTAGCACCAATCATTACAGCTTTTGAATCGGCTATGGACAGAGCATTATTGCTCGAAAATGAAAAAGATGGCGGTTTTTTCTTCCGTTTTGACACAGCAGAAATCGTCCGTGCTACCGAACAAGAGCGTGTGGCTAGCACAGTTGCTGCAGTACAAGGCGGTATCTTTACAATCAACGAAGCACGTGCTAAGTTCGATTTACCACCGATGGCTGAAGGAGATACAACGTTAGTAACACCTGGTGCTGAGAAAGTTGGCACAGATAAGGAGGAGCCAGATGAAGAAAATGGAACTGAGGCAGATTGATGTTGAATTAACAGGAGCTACTGAAGAATCAGGCGAACTGGTTGTTTCTGGCTATGTTAACCAAACAAATCAATGGTCACAACCGCTTGGTCGTGAAAAACGCTTCATTGAGCGTATCGAACCAGGTACATTTAAACGTGCTCTTGACAAAGGAAACGATGTAAACTTCCTTGCTGAACACGACAACAAGCTTTTACTGGCTTCAACTAAAAATGGAAGCCTAAGCTTACGGGAAGACGATAAAGGTCTTTTCATGGAAGCTAGAATTTCCCCAACTTCATGGGGTAAAGATTATCATCAACTTATTTCCGATGGCCTCTTGACAAATATGTCTTTTGGTATGGGAGTTCAAGCTGACAAATGGGAAAAGCGTGGCGATGGCACTTATGAGCGGTCAATTTCTGACTTGACATTGGCTGAAGTATCTGTAGTCCGCAATCCTGCTTATGTACAATCAAGCATCCAAGCCCGCTCAATGGAAATCATTGACGAGCCAAATATCACACTAACGGAGGAACCAAAAATGTCTAAAGAAAAAACACTTAAAGAATTACGTGCTCAAATGGAAGCTCTTGAAGCTGAAGTTCGTGCTGAAGCAAGCAACGCTGTAGAAGTACGTGACGTTGAAGTAAATAAAGAAGAAGTTGAACTACGTGGCGTAGAACAATTCCTACGTGGCCAAGTACACGCTCCTGAAGTACGTCAAATGACAACTTCTACTGGTGCTATTACAGTTCCTGTAAATCTTTCTAACACAATTATCGAAAAGCTAGTTGAGCAAGCACAATTATTTGGTCGTGCTAAATCTTTCCAACCTGTATCTGGTAACCTTGAAATCCTTCGTGAGAATGAAATCAATACAGCTACATTTATTGGCGAGTGGGAAAATGTTGGAATGGCTGATTTCACATTTGACAAAGTAACTCTTGAGCAAAGACGTGCTGGTACAGCTATCGAGCTTTCTCAACAATTAGTTAACGATTCTGGTATTAACATCGTTGAATACGCAACTGGCGTTATGACTAAACGTTTAGCTCGTAAAATGGATGAATCAGTTCTTAAAGGTGTTAAAACTAACAAAGAATTTGAAGGCATCTTGACAGCTGACCAAACTAAAGCTAAAGTTGTTGCTTCTGTTGCAGCTGCTGCTACTGACGCTGTATTACTTGACGCTTTACTTGACGTTACGCTTTCTGTACACCCAGAATATCTTGACGGTGCAGTATTCGTTGTAGGTCGTCCATTCTTCAACAAAATCGCAAAGCTTAAGAATGCTCAAGGCGAATATCAATTAGTTAAAGACGTTGTAAATGGCAAGCCAGCTTACCGTATTTTCGGTCATGAAGTGCTTATCCATGAAGCGATGCCAGTTCTTGCAACTGGTGCTATCACTGCAGCTTTCGTTAACTTCGGAGTAGCTTATGCTACAATGATTAAGAAAGGCGCTCAATTCAAGCGTATTTCTGACGATACAACTCAAGCTTTACGTGGTTCACACCTATTAATGCTTGACGTTTATGCTGACGGAAAAATCATCAACGAGAACGCAATTCGCTTCTTAAAGCAAGTTTAATTAACGGTGGAGTGGCTCAGGCCGCTCCTATATTTTAATATACGGAGGAAACTAACATGGCAGTTAAAAAACGCTTAGGCGGATTTTCAAATATCCACGTGGCTAAAATCGTTTCCGATGGTACTTATCAAGCTCCTATCAAAATTGAAGGTGCTAAGTCCATTGAAGCTGAGTTAGCTTACGAACAAGTACAATTCTATGCAGACAATGCTATAGATTACAATGATTTCATTTTTAACGGTGGCGAAGGTACCTTAACGGTGTCTGGCTTGACAATGACAGAATACAATACACTATTCGGTTCTACGGTAGCTAATGGTGGCGTTCTTGTGAAGTCTACGGACGTGGCTCCTGAAGTTGCTATCCTATTTGAACGTAAAAAGCTTGGTACTAACTTCAAAGTATTATACGCAGTATATGCTTGCAAGTTTGCACCGCCAGCTATTTCAGCTCAAACTATGGAAGGCGGAGTTGAAGAGGAAACTGTTGAATTAACTTTCACAGTACGTGCTCTTGACAATGGCGACGTTTTCTACATGGCTGATTCTGAAACTGCATTAGCAGCTAAAGTAACAGCATGGTTTACTGCGGTTCAAAAAGCAGTATAAAACCAGTATTTTATTACTAGGGAGTCCTAACGGGCTCCCTAGTTTTTTTTGTTTAGATATGTGCTATGCTTGGCACCAATTTGAATGCTCCCATATACCCCTGATGGGTATTAAAGATTTTCATCGCTTTGGCCCGTGTCATTACTGAAGCCACTTGCAACACTTCGCCCGTTTCATAATTAACCGCTACCCACTTCGCTTTTTGCACTTTCATTAACTCACCTCCTACTTTATTATTATAACAGGTCCTGCACCGAAGCACAAGACCCAATTCAATTTTATTTTAGCAAGTTGCTTGAATTTCCTTACATAATTTTCTCATTGACATTTTGAAAAATTGGTCAACGGTAGCATAATCCAAGATTTTCATTGCTGTGTCAGCAGTGATGATAACACCTTCGATATTCATTAATTTGCTTCCGTTTGTAGATGCTGCGATTTGTAATAGTTGATAGCGTTTCATTTAAATTCCCCATTCCGTAATTTATTATCTTACTTTATTATTATATCTTACCTATCAACTTTCGTCAATAGGTAGGGTAAATCTTTTTTTAAATTTTTTGCACGTACCAACCAATCCCTTTGAATGCTTTTATTGGCACCGATTGTGAACCATCATTCCTAAAATACATTGGACGTTTGGTGCGAGCTGATTCTCCTACCCAGCCAGAATTCGCAATCATGTTTTTCACACACCATTTTTGAAGCTTGAGCAACGTTGCTTCCGTGTGTTGAATTTCGTTTTTGTCATTTAGCAATTGATATGCCATTTGTAATTCCTCCTTTGTTTACCTACTTATTAATTGTAACATAGGTCCTGCGATAGCACAAGACCTATTTACAAATGTTTTTAATTGTTTGTTACCGATATATCCCACACAACACGAAATGCTTTCACCGTATCAAACCCTTCGAGCAATTCCTTGTTTTCTGGCTTCAATCCTTCGTACACTTGGCAATAGACATTGGCACTTGATATGTCAATTAACATACCGTCAATACGTTCCGCTTGTCCGTTTGCTACGATTTGCTTGCATTTCTCATATCTTGTCATTTTGTAAACCTCCGCTTTCGTATTTGTTATTACTTTATTATTATATCAAAGGGTCAAGCATATTGCAAGACCCTTTTTGAATATTAATATTCAATTTTTCTCCAATCAACGTCATATTCATCGGAATAAACGGGCATATTCAATTCCTGTGATTGTTTCTCACATTGTACAATTGCTTCATTGTACGTTAAATTGCTCAATACCTGTAACGGTTTTGGCCAATCACAATCGTAATCCAATCCCAATCGTTCGATTCCGTCCGTACATGGCACACGTACAACCGCCCATTCTTTAATTGTGTTGTCAGCATTATTCATTTAGCAAATCCCCTTTCGTAATTACTAATTTATTATAACACGAAAAAAACCTAAGCACAAGGCCTAGGTTTAATCTTTTTTAAATATTTTTTCCGTTTATTGAAACGATGTGGCCACCGTCATAACGTTGTTTCCAATAGCTGAACCCACCAGGCACGTTAGCTTTCGTTATTTCGATGTAATAACCTTCAGGGTCGTAGTATTGAGCTGAATACACTTCACCCGTCACTGTGATTCCTTGAGCTTTGATTACGATTAAATCACCTTTATTAACTTCGTGTGGAGCTTGAAACATTGCCATTTGCAATTCCTCTTTTCGTTTTGTATTTATCTTACTTATTAATAATATCATGCTTCGGAGGCTTTTGCAAGCCCCCTTTTAAAATTATTTCCAACGTTCACCTTTAATATTTGCATGTGTACGTTTGATGGCATTGACCGCTGGGAACGCCTTCCTGAACAGTTTTAGCACCGCTCGAGACATACTATACATTTCTCGGATTGTGGCGATAGTGCGTTCAGCTTTTGATTTCTTGCGGTATACCCTACGACCTCGATAGTTAATGTTTAGCATTTGTTAAACTCCTTTGTTATGTATTTACTTATTAATAATATCATACTCGAGGACCTTTTGCAAGACCCTCGAGCAAACTTTTTAATTATTTCTTACAGCATCTTTGAAGAACCAACGTTTGCCTTCCGAGATGAAATATGCTTCACCGTTCAGGTTGTAGCGTATGCGTGAGCGTGACACTCGAGACGTTACCGTAGTACCCTCCCAATTGACCGCAACCCATTGAAATACTGCGTAATCCTCGATACCGTGCTCGGTAGGTCCGATGTTAATTTTTTGACAATAGCTTACTGGTATGAAACCTAATACTTGCATTTCGCTCATTGTGAAAACCTCCATTTAGAAATTATGTAGCATTACCTACTTATTAATAATAACACAAAAAGGCCTATTTGCATAGACCTTTTTTGAATATTAATATTCAATTTTTGTGATGTTAAACATTCTGCCAGGATTGCCATCAAGACCATATGAAAATTCTTCAACGTATTCTTTCCGCTCCATCATATCGTTATATGAACGGAAATACTCCCATTTGCCATAACTTGAATCGTAAGCTACCATGGCTCGGTATTCATACCTGATAAAGCCATCTCTTATGATTCCCAAGTCTTTTCCTGTGTCATCTTTAGTTGTATGTACTACATATCTCCAAGAGCCATAATCGTTATAAATAAAAGTGCCCCAGTTGCTGTAATCAATGTATTTCTTTTCTCCGCCTACAAAATGATATGTTCTTGGCATACCAATGTCTACCCAACCATTTCTGTCATCTCTAGAGAATTGCAATTGCACTTCCATAGTTGACACCCAGCTGTTGTTGTTCTTGATGGCTAAAACACGAGTGGCTCCTTCAACATATCGGTTGGCATATGTGTCTTCGAGGGAATCAACACTTATCCCATTGTAATCAGTTTGTGCGCTTGCTGGTGTAACCGCTCCGAGTAATGCTACTGCTAAACCTAATGTAGCTATTGACTTTTTGAATTTCATTTGTATTGCCTCCTGTGTTGTGTATTTCTTACTTTATTATTGTAACACGCCTTGACCCGAAGGTCAAGACATTTAAAGAAATTTTCCAATGATGGCTCCTAATGTACCACCGACACTGGCCATTGTCAAGTAGCCTTTCCAAGTCATGTTGTCAAGAGTTATTTTCTTTTTTACGGGCTTTTTAATTTCGTCCATTCGTAATTCCTCCTATGGGAAATAAATATTTTGTGCAACTTTGATGATGAGCATGAGCGGAAATACAACCGCCCATGTAGTTTTTTGTTGTTTTGTGAAGTTCATTTTCCGCTCCGCCTCTCAATTATTTTTTATCTACGTAATGGCATTCCTGCTTTTATGTAGCACTTAGTACAATAAAATTTGTTTCTGCTGTGAGGTCCCCAGCAACCGATTGGTTCGTTTTGCTTGACAAACTCGGTTGGTGTGATATCTTCCACACGTGCTGCTGATACATATTCGCTGATTTTTTCGGGCGTTTTTTTACACCCAATGCAAGTGATTTCCTGCTCCATTGCCAAGTATTTGTCAATGATAGCATTTGACCGTTTTGCCAAGTCATTCAATTTTTCGTTTGTCATTTTGTAACCTCCGTTTGTAATTTGTGTAGCACTTCCGCCTACATATATATCATATCATAGGCGGAAGTATAACACAAGAGGTTTATTCGATTATTTTTTCAATTTGCAAAACATTTTCCCAATCACCGTTATCATATGCTTTACGGTCCCATGTAATTTCGATTTCATCACCAACCGCAAGAGCTCCGACCTTATCAACGAAGAATGATTGAGGGTAATAGATACCTTCACCGCCTACTGGCTGTTCACCACGGACGTAGCCATCGGTGTCTACGGACGTTATTTTAAATTCTTCGACAACAGGTTGATTGTATTCGTTTTCCCAAGCGATGATGGCTTTTGACATATTTTTGATTTCATTTTGAAAAGCTAATTCTTGATGTTTCTCGGTGGCCAATGCGTGTTTAATGACCGTTGTTTGTTGAGCAATTTGATGGCCAATTTTCTCGGTTTGTTGATACGTTGCTCCGATTTGTACCGCAAAACCTAATGTCAAGATTCCTGCAGCAGCTAATGATAATTTGTTCATTTTGTAATTCCCCATTTCGTTTAATTTGTGTGGTGTGTTTCTCTATCCACTTATTAATAATAACACACCTAAAAGCGTATGTATAGACCTAAATGAAAAAAACTTAAAAAAAAGAACTTCCGATTTCTCGAAAGTTCTTCTTGACTTTTATTCAGCAATCAGGTAGTATTTTCCAACTTCTGCTTTAAATGCGTCCAAGATTGTTACAGTTTTACCGTCAAGATTACGCACCAAACCGAAGTCGATTGTTTCACCAGGTGCGATAACTTTAGGTTCTTGACCTTCAAGCGTTACAGTGAAATTGGCTGTGGCGTGTTGATTTTGAAGGTTTAAATGTGCTGTGTTAATATCGCCAATGGTTTTGTCAATAACTAATTGAGTCGCCATGCCAGTTGTTTGACTAACAACATATTGCGGTGTTTCAGCAATCATTTTCAATAACGCATATCCTGTTGGCACTTCGTCAAGTAAACGGTCCATTTGAGATTCGGTCATTGCTAATTCAATCTCGCCAGCATCGGTCACTGCTGCGTCCAATAACGCTGCATCTTCATTTGCTTTATTCACTTCACCTTCAAGTGCGGTGATACGGTCAGCAATTTCACCACCTGCGGTGTCAATGTTTGCTTCAAGTGTTTCAATTTCAGTTGTCAAACTGTCGATTTGTGCTTGGTCCGCTTCCGTACCGTTTAATTTCAAATCCGCCAATTCAACTTTTAATGTGTTGATTTTGTTTGCTAATCTCGTTTGTTGAGTTTCATAAATTCCAAGTTGCTCGGCTTGTTGTGCAATTGTTTCTGTAGCCTTTTTGACGATGGCACCTCCGTCATATGTAACTAATGCTCCTAGTGCTACTGTTCCTGCTAAAATTCCTGCTACGATTGTTTCTTTAATCATTTTAATTTCCCCATTTCATTTTGTAGTTTGTTAGGTGTTGTTCACCTACTTATTAATATTAACATATGTTATCAGGTTGTGCAAGACCTTTCTTTTTTTATTTTTGTTTTTTTTCTGATTTCATATTTTAATATTTTTCGGTGCGGTGCGTATCACCTACTTCTTTATATTAAACGATGTGATTACATTTGTATAGACCTAAATTGATATTTTTTTAAATTCATTTTTTCATTGTTGCATTATAATGAAGAAACACGACATACCGCCTAGTCTAGACGTGTTTCTTCATTATATACATTTATTAAAATATCAATTTAAAAAAATATGTAATTAGGTCTTGCAATATGATTGCTATAGGTGTATATTAAGAAAGTAAATAGCACGACACAAACCGAAAAAACAATTTAAAACAAATTGAAAAAAGGTCTTGTGCTAATGCTAAATACATAGTATAATAGAATTAACGGTAAGACATTACCGAATACAAAATGAAACGGGGAAATACAAATGACAATCAAAGCACGTTATGAATTTACAATCAAAGGTGAAGAAAATCAACAATTAAAAATCGAAGCAAAATCATATGCTGAGGCGTTCCGTCAATTTTGGAATCACTTCATGACAACCGATTTAATCAAAACAATTGAAACGGTAGACCTAGCAAATATCCGCACCAGCGAATCAGAATTCTTCGTTGCGGTAAACGGTCAAAAGAAAAAGAATATCATGCTAACACCGAGCACATGGATTTATACGCACTTAACGCCAAAAGCAATGGAAAAAGCGTATGAAAAGTTCATGAAAGGTTGGAACGGTGAAATCACCGCACCAGCGGACGAAGTGACGGCAATGCCCGAAACTAACGATGACCTTTCAGTAGAACAAGCACATGCCGAAATCGACCAGGAAATCGAAATGCTTGCTGTACAAGGCCCTCAGGAGGCAGAACCTGTCACCGAACCTGAAGCAGAAATTGTTGAACCTGAAGCAGAACCTGAGGCGGAAGTCAAGAAACTTTCACCGTCCGAAGAAAGAAAAGCAAAAACTGCTGCAATTCTTGCTGCACAGCGCGAGGAGAAACGCAAGAAGGAAGAAGCAAAAAAAGCAAGAAAATTAGCAAAACAACAAGCACAACAGCAACAAGAAAGTCAAGAAGAACTTGAATTGCCCGAAATCTAAAGAACAGAAACCTTGACTTCCGTCAAGGTTTTTTTGTGTTTAGGTAGCATTTCAAATTGCCCGAATCTTCAAACAATAGTATAACCCATCAATTCATTATCTCATGGCCCGCCCGATATGTCAAGAAAAAGTTTTGTCAAGAAATTAATTTGAAAATATGTAAATTTAGGGACTTGACAAATGAGGACGACGCTAAACGTCCGTAGTCAATAGTAATATAACGGACATAGGTTAAAACACCGTAGCAACGTCACCAGTGCCGCTAAAAAATGTCTTGTGTTAATGCTCGTATGATGATATAATGTATATAACGGTTAGAACATAATCGAATAAAATTACGAAACGGAGCAAATTCAAATGAACGTAAAAAACGCAATATTGGCATTAAACGGTATCACCGCACAATTGATTACAAGACGTGAGCAATTGCACAAGCAATACGTTGAAACCGAATGGGAAAATGATGATGATTCAATTCCGATAACGTCCGAATACATTGATATTGATTCAACAATTGAAATATTAACGGATGCCATTGAACAAATTAAAACGTACAAATAATTGAATATTAATAATCAAACGTGTTGACAACCGTTAGCACGTTTGATATAATAATAAAGTAAATACAAAACAGGAGGAATTACAAAATGACAAATTGGAAAGATTATTTAACGGAACAAGGAAAATCAAAATATGAGTTTTTCAACAAGCACAAATTGGGACGTTTTTATGACCCGATGAATGGCACATTATGTATTGAAAATGAAAATTGGGAAACGGTCAAAAATGATGTATTGCAATTCATTGCGGAATATTGGGAAGAACAATGGGCATTGTCACACAATGCAGATTGTGAAATGTGGTTTGTTCAGCAATTAAATGATTTGTAAAAGTCAAGCCCGAACTTTTGTTCGGGTTTTAAATTTAGAGTCATTGCCCGAATATTTTGACAACAGGTAGGCAGGGAAATTGCCCGAATATTCACACAATTCACAATATTCAAAAAAAAAAATATATCATCAATTAATTATAACATACACGGAAACATTTGTCAACATGAATATTTATGCAACAATATGAATATCATATTCATTTATGCAATGTATATACATGAATATTTATACATAACATTATATCAATATATTGAATATATATATTCAAAATGTATTGACGTATAAAGCATATGATGATATAATAAATTATACCGTTAAACAAACGGTAAATACGAAACGGACGGTGTTCAAAATGAACAAATACACATTCACGCAACAACAAACAAACGAAATGAAATTCGCATTAAAAATGTTCGGTGTCACACGACAATACGAAAACGATGTAATTGAAAACACGGTGAACGAAACGGACGTTGTAAATGCGTTGCTAATGTCATATCACGACAACGAATACGGATTTGAAAAAAACGAATATGACACAACAATTGAATCAATGTACGAATTTTTGTTCGATATTAACGAACATGAAATGAACGGTGTCGATGAAAATTTTTCATACACACACGAATTAATGAACCGTAATAAATAATGATTGACACGGTACACGAAATGTGTATCCGTGTTTTTTGTCGAATTTTTGTCGAAAAATATTTTTGACAACATATACCGTTTTGTGTTATAATAAATTGATTGCATTTTTTATTGTGTGAATCTTTTGAATTGTCGGAATATTCATAATATTTAAATAATATTTTTATTCATCAATTCATTATAACACGGAACGCTCTACGGTGTCAACAATTATTTTTCGACAATATGAAACAATTAAAAACGGTATCGTTGCCGATACCGTCCGTTTGTTTATTCGTCAAACGTTGTCCGTCCGTAACGTTTGTGTGCAATTGATTCGATTAAATCAATTTGTGTACGGAAATGTTCGTGTACACCGTGATATTGTTCCGATTTTTCATCAAATTTGATGTATAATGATGTCACAATTTGTTGTGCGGTTTTTAATTCGTCATATGACATTTCAATCAAATTTGCAATCATATCACCGAAAATTGATTGATTGTTTTTGTCGTTGCGTGTCGCAACCGTGTATTGCAATTTTTGTACGTCCGTCATGTTTTCGTAATTCATATTTATCACCGTTTTCCGCAAATTTCGGAACGTGTTGTTCCGATATATTTATAATATCATTGTTTAATATAAACGTCAATAGCTTTTGAATATTAATATTCAATTATTTACACGTTGTCAAACGTCCGTAAACGGTCGTATTTGACGTTTTAAAACATCGGTGTACAATCGTATTAAACGCATGAAAAAACACCGTATCATTCATACGGTGTCGTTTTAAATCGGTATTTTTCCCGTGTTGTCGGTGAATATTTGAATGTTCGATGATATATGTCATATGATACAAAATTTGTTAATATTGACGGTGTTCGCATGATACGTATTTTTTGATTCATGTAATTATAATTCCCGTGTATTTCACGTTCATCAATTAACAATTGACGTTGTTCACGTTCGTAACGTGTGTTATTCGGTTGTATTTCGTCCGTTTTCATTTCGGTGCACATATATGACATGATGTGTTCACCGTCGATTATTTCGGACGTAAATCCCGTTATACGGCAATTTCCGTATATTGACGTTTGATATTCGTTGTAATTGTTCAATCGGAATTTTTCAATCATATCCGATACCGTACCGTACATGATTAACATCATTATGAATGAAAATCCCGTCAAAATTGCGTGAATTTCGTTCAACGTCGGTGTACGTTTGAATATCAACGGACATATGCGGTTTTTTAAATATAATTTCATTTCGTAATCAACAACCTTTCGTATTTGATATATTAAATATAACACAATGCTCCGCAAAGCACAATACAAATTTGAATATTAATAATCAAAAGCTTTCGACAAAATTCGACACGAAAATTCGACAAATGATGTCGAAATATTTAGCTTGCAATTCGGTGGCTTTCGTGATATAATTGATTGATGGCTATTTTTATTGTCGGAAGCTTCGGAATATTCGGGCTCTTTTGAATTGTACAAAAGTTGTGAATTATGCAACAATTTTATATATTCGGAATTGTTAGCCAATTCAAAATATATATAATATTGACAACCTTTTGAATACTTTGAATTGCATGAATTATATAAATATTCGGGCAATTTTGAATGCTCAATGAATTTTGAATATTTTGAATTGTCAGAGAATTTTGACAATGGGCTTCCATAGCCCGAATTGTTAGCCAATTCAAAATATTTTGGCTATGGGCTCCAGAGTTGAAAGATTTAAAATATTCGGGCAATGGGTTGCTATTGCCAAAATATTCAGAGAATTTTGAAAACTCGGGCAATGGGCGGAAGTTGTCTGAATTGTCTGAATAGCCCGAATTTTCAAAAGAGCTCGAATATTTAGCCAATTCGGAATTGCCCGAGTCTTTTGAAAAGCCCGAAGATTCAAATAGTTTGAATTGCTGAACAATTCCGAAAGCTTGAATATTCACAATTGTCGGGCTCTTTTGAATATTGTCAATAGCCCGAAAATTCACAATAAACAATTTTGTTGACAAATGAATTGTAGCTCGTTCAGGACACAATTCGGAATTGGCTCAATTGGTACTACAATTATAGCCAATTCAAAATGCAAGAAAAATATTTGAAAAATATCAAAATTATTTCATCAAAACGTCTTGACTTTTGAGGACGGTGTCGGGCGACGTGTCCGAATACAAATACACGTTGAACGGTTAAAATTGCGTAGCACGTCCGTCAGTGCGTTCATATGATGTGAAAATAAAGCTTGCAATATATGAATATATCATTTAATATTAAATTATCGGTAACAAGCTTACCGAAATATTACGAAATAACGGTGATAATAATGAAAATTGAAAACATGATGAATGAACAAATGAACAAATTTGACAAATTAACGGTTGTACCGTTCGAGCAAATGTTATGTGATGAAATCGGTGCATACGTTCATACGGTTGCAACAATGCGGTTCTACGCAAAGCAAACGCATGACGTAACACGTTACGTGCGGTATAATGAATTGCATGAAAATGCGGTCAACGTAATGACAAAAAATTATTTTGACAACATCGCACAAACATTTGAATATGTTGTAAACAATTACTAAACCGCAGGAACGGACGTTTAAAACGTCCGTTTTTGTTTTGTCGTGTATTTGATTGCGGAACGGTTAAAACGTCACTACGGACGTATACGGACGTTAAAAATAAATTGAATATTAATATTCAAAACGCTTGACGGTCATATGAATATATGATATTATTAATTTATCGGATAACACGTTATCCGAAATTACAAAACGAACGGATTGATTACAAAATGAAAATTATTGACACGGATTTCACAAAACCGCAAAACACGTATTTAATTTACAAACGCATGTTCGATTTTGAAAACGGTACGGATTACGCAAAACAACACGTTGAAAAATACGTGAAACACGTTGAACGTGCCGAACAACAAACAAATGACGTTGAAATTGTAACGTACAATGACGGTAAACAACGTAACGTTGTCGGTGATTTATCGGATAATGAAATATTAATAAAAAAATGTTTCAATCATTTGAACGCATTTAAACGGTCACAATCGTTGTTACAACAAACAAATGACGAATATGCAAAATTGTTACATGAAAATTTAATGTACCGTGAACGTGACGCTCTTGAATTATCATTACGCACATTACAAT